GGGTGGGGGGGGTGGGTGGTGGTAACAAGAGAGTCGGCGTCGGGGTGTGGTGTGGGGGGGGCGGGGGGGGTGGGGGGAATGGGTTCCTTAACGACACAATGTATTTTCACGCCGGAAATGTCGTGTGTTTCTTCGCGAAATCCGTAGTGGGATACCAGTTGGGTCATGTGAACGGCTACATTATTCGTTGAATTATAGTTGGTATACAATAAAAAAAGGTGTAAAAATGATACAACCACTATAAGCAATACAATAAATCTAAACATCCGCGGGTTTATTGTATTGTCGATGTATTTAGTTTTTTTTGGTTTTACGATATACACGACGACTACGGCGGCGTTTGGTTGGCTTGCTTGATTTGGAAGAACGAGCTCGCCGAATACCTCCCACAGTTGCTTGTTTAGACGACCAAGTTCCAGTAATATGCGCTTTACGCTCCTCTCTCATTTTATCAGATAATATCACTATCACTGGACTCCAATCGATGTCTTTATCCAACACATTTAATTTCAAATCTTCAAAAGATGCAGGAGTTATGTGTAGAATTTGTCCACGACTATGTTGTGAGATCGCCGCGAGTTGTCCAACAGGTTTTTCTAATATAATTGCAACACAATCTTTATGTGCAAACGCAGTAAACGGTATTTGTATTCCTGATTTTGATGTATAAAAACCCTCCAAAGGGGGGGGGGGAGAACCAGAACTCATACTATTATACTATTCCCATATATATTATTTTTACTACCCTCACTCTACCTTCCGGAAAGTGAATTGCTTTCCCAACCGAAATCTCTCGGCGTCCATTGTTCCACGCTTCAAATTACAATCCAAACACGCAATAACTACATTCGTATCATTATGTCCATAGTTATTATCTATCCGGTCGAGCGTCCATTGTCGCCTACACATCGCTTCTTTATAAGCAACCTGGCAAATCTCTCGACAATAATGACATAAAAGGTCGGCACCCGCGAGTAATTCCACGATTCGGTCGGTCGTTATGGAATAACGCGGGTCGTATATATTATGTTGTTTGTCTTGATAGATATACGCCTTTCTTTTGGCATCAATCTCTCGAATTATGTATTTCAAGACGGCGGAATGGACGGCGGTTTGTTCTTTTACATTTGTAAGAACGAGAGATTGCGAAGCATCGTATATTTCGTCGGGGAGCCCGGCCATCACCGCCACCCCTCCTCGTTTCTTTCTCTCGATGACTGACTCTGGTTCCGCCATTTGTTTCAGCTTATCTTGGTTGCGTTTACCTGTGATGTCTATTTTTTTCATTCGTTATTCCTCTGGCAGTAGCAGTGGCAGTGGCAGTGGCAGTGGCAGTGGCAGTAGCAGTATTACATACTGAACCGACTAAATATCATTCGTATTCAACGCTACCTCAAGCTTAGCTAAATTAGACCAGACCAATGAAATGACGCGTCGATTACATAAATTAGCAAAGATGAAAGTAAAATTGAGGTAAAAAAACTTGTGAATAAGTAATGTATTGTATATATAGTATTTTGTGTATGGAAGGATTAACTGACATAAAATTTGTGAATGAAATCGTCAAGAAAGACGGCGACATACAACAAGACACCGGTAAGTTTCGTATAAATATGAAAGACCAGTTTTACACTGACATTCGTGTTGCGAAATCTTGTATTACCACAATTATAAATATGCTGCCATATACAGAAAATTATATATGGGTTGAGCCGTCAGCAGGTAACGGTGCGTTTTTACACAATGTCCCACCGTCGTATGAGAAGATTGGTCTAGATGTAGAACCAAAGGCGTCCGACATTTTAGAACAGGACTATTTACTCTGGATGCCTCCGACCGAAAAAGATATTATTATATTCGGTAATCCTCCGTTTGGACGACAATCGTCATTTGCAAAATCATTTATTTCCAAAAGTTGTAAGTTCGCAAAGGTAATTGCGTTTATTCTACCCAAATCATTCACGAAACCAAGTATGTTCAATGCTTTTGATTTGAAATTTCATCTAGTTTATAGCAACGAACTTCAACGCGATTCGTTTATACTAAATGGTTCTAAATATGATGTTCCGTGTGTATTTCAAATATGGGAAAAACGAAATACGAACCGGGTTGTTGAAGAGAAAATAAAACCACAAGGGTTTACATATGTAAAATCAACAGAAGAATACGATATTGCTTTTCGACGCGTAGGAGGCCTTGCTGGTAAATGTTACAAAAATGATGGAAAGACATATAGCATTCAATCGCATTACTTTATTAAGTTTGATACTCTTGCAATAAACCAGGTGAATAGAATTATAACAAAAATAAACTCACATATATTTCCGAGCAATACAGTCGGTCCGCGAAGTCTTTCAAAACAGGAAGCCAGCATAGTGATAAATGATATTATTATACAGTCTCTTTCGGTTTGAATGTGCGTCGCGACGACGCTATCTCTGGTGTAATCATACCACTGCGAAAGTTGTGTGTATTACTTTTTACCAACTTCGGCGGCTTTCGACCCAGGATTTTCCGTAACCCACGGGCATACCACAATGGCATATCACGCAGTTTTCCCCATTTCGCAATCCGGCGCTTCGGTTCGGACAAATAATAACTCCGGTAGGACGCAACCGCGTCGTAAATGTCGTTGCCGTGGGAGATGCCGGTGCCGGTGGCGGTGGTGGCGGTGACGGCACGAATTTTGAACTCATCTGGCATCGCTAACGCGAAGGGTGTCATTTTACCTGATGTCTTCACGCATTCGAATGCTTCTGGCGGCGGGATATTTCGGCGTAAATATTGTGCGACACTATACGATTTGTGCTGTTTATGTGCAGGATGTTTGTATCTGTATTTCCATTCTGCGTGCATTGCGTCGATAAGGTCAAGCGTCCAACTGAAATTGGCTTGAGACGCACGACACCATATCGTAACTGGATGATTTTTGTGGGCGATTTTGTAAACGATGGTCGGGTCGCACTCGATACCGGCGGCGGTGGCAGAGAGAAGCCGCTGGGTAGTGCATAACATTTGAACTGCTTCTAGGATGATTTTAGCGATGTGTTTGTCCATCATATACTCCGCGATTTTAGCAGGGTCGAGCGAGAGAATGAAGAGGTTCATTGGCGGCGGTGGCGGCGGTGGCGGCGATGTCTGTTTGTATTGTCCTTGTTATCACGCCATCTGTAAATAAAGATTTCAATTTTATGACAAAAATAATATAAATATGTTTCTCTCGTTATATCATAAAATGCCTTTGAACTCCGCTTTCTCTCCCGCCGTTGCTGACGCTGACGCTGCTGCTCACGACGCTTCCTCGAAGGTTCGCGTCTCTGGTTCTGTCACTGGAACTGTGAATTTATCGTTTGGTGGTAGTCGCCCATCCCCGAAATCTACTTATATGTCGAATGGATACAAAATGAACTCGAATGGATATTTAGCCAATCCGACTCGTTCGGCACAAATCGCCGCTAATAACGCGGGTGCTCTTACTCGTGCTGAAGCGTCTCGTATGGGTCTGCCTCTTGGTGGACGGCGTTAATTCCGCAACGCTGCCGCTCGCGATTCCATTCGCCACGCTGCCGCTCGCGGTTCCATTCGCCACGCTGCCGCTCGCGATTCCATTCCATTCCATTCCATTCCATTCCATTCCATTCCATTCCATTCCATTCCATTCCATTATGATATAAAAGTATTTCTCTGGTTATATCATAAAATGCCTTTGACTCACGATTTCTCAGCTGCCGCTGATACCGCCCCTGAAGCAAAGTTGTCTTTCAACATCAATGCTTTCAACGGCAACACCACGAATTTTGGTAAGTGTGCTGCGCCCGCTCCAAAGTCTTCGACCTCGACCTCGACCCAACCCCGTATTGACCCTTCCTTCACGAATACAAACCGCCGACCCGGTATGATAATGCCGATGTAATGTAATGTAATGTAATGTAATGTATCAATTTTAAGTTTTCAATACTGTAAAATTGATATAAATCAAACCAAATCACTTTTATATGTATTGATAACCGATGGAAAGTTCAGCAGTTCAACCCGAAATAACTCCGGTTGTGAAGAAGAAAATCCTTGTTAAAAAAAAGGCAGTCATCGCCCCCGCCCCCGCGCCCGCGCCCGCCCCGTCAGGCTCGAAACAAATCACCGCCATTTTCGGGGATTGCCGCGAAAAGTTGGCCGAAGTCGCAGACAAATCCATCCAAACTGTATGTATCGACCCGCCGTATAATATCGGCAAAGATACATGGGACAGTATCGACGATTATATTCCGTGGCTCACCGGTATTATTCAGCAACTCGAAACCAAAATGAAAGACAACGGTTCGCTCTTCGTATTTCATAATGATATGGAGCAAATCGCCGAGCTGATGGTTTCGATAAAAAAGAATACCAAACTTCAGTTCAAACAAATGATTGTATGGAATAAGCGGTTCGACGCTTCAAGTAAGAAAGGGTTTCTCGATGGGTTCATCGTGAAAGATGTGCTACATAATTGGAATAAGATGGCCGAGTATATATTGTATTACACATTTGACAATACATGGAAACTGGCCGATGCCAGAAAAAAACGCAATGTTTCGCAACTCACAATCTCAAGCGAAATCCTCAGTAAAACCGGTGGATTGACTGGGTGGTATAGCAATTTAGAAACGGGGAAAAATTTGCCAACCGAAGATACAATTAAACCGATAACGAAACATTTGGGATTGACTCTCGACGACATCGTCCCCAAATACCATAACCTAAAGAAAAATCATAGTGTTTGGAATTACGATATTGCCAAACGCTCGGATATTCATGTGACGCCCAAACCAGTTGATTTACTTGAAAATATTATACTTCATACGACGGATGAAAATGATACGGTGTTGGACTGTTTTGCCGGTTCAGGGACGATTGCTGCTGCTTGCTTGAATACATCGCGTAAATGTATTATGATTGAAAAAGACCCGGTGTATTATGAGCATATTGTTACGAGTTATGGTGTCGAGTAGGTTGCCGTTGCATTGCGTTCGCTTACTTCAAGCATCCGCGCAGCGTATCACGCCACCCTTCTTCCAGATAATTTTCTTCTCCGATAATGAGATTACCTCGTCTCGACATAAATAATACATTTAGTCCGCGAATTGTATATTCGGAGTCGCTTCGCGAGACAATGTGTCCGATTTGTATATCATTTTGAGAAATTTCAAAACGGCTGTCTCGGGTTGTATCCACGAAATCTCTCGGCGTGAATGTATACATCCGAACCGCGCATCGAGTAAATCCGCCCCCGTCGCCGCCATCGCCGCCGTCGCGTCTGTCCGTGAAGATTCGTCGGTTATACCCCCTGTAATATGTATCAAGAAACGGTTTGTGTGTATTTTGAAGGAACGCAATCATTTCTTTTTCCTGTTCTGAGAGATTTTCATTTGGCGTAGTATATGTATCAATTCCTTCTATGTTCAAGAGATACGACATAAAATCGACATATGCCGTCGCCATCATAAGCGGGGTCGAGCGTTCACATAGAGGTATCGCGCAGCCTTTTTTTGCGGCCGCCGCCCCCGCCGCCGCCCCCGCCGCTGCGATTGTTCTTTCATATTCCTTTATCAAACGCTCATTTGCCGACGACACCGCGATAGGGAAACTACGGTCGTGGCGATTTTTATAGATAATTCCGTCGTTTCCAGGCGTAGTATAAATCGCCTGGTCAATTTTTGTTCCGAACCGCGCCGACGCTTCTGGTTCTTTTTTGAAGAGGGTATTGTGACACTTTGACATACATTTGCCACTATGTCCTTTCGGTAAAACACACAATTTATTCTCGATTTTTCCGGTAATTTCGGCGAGTGTATTTGTAATAAACGGCTCCATATGTTTGAAAGCAGCGTCGATGGTCGCGCGATGTGTGGTCGTTCTGCCGGTTTCAATGAGCGGTTTCAGACAAATATACCTGCTATAATGATTGACGATATGCGGTGAAGCAGCGTATTCGGCGGCGTGTGCTTGTGCGCGAAGATATTCTGGTTGTTGGAAAAGGTCGAATTTCGGGAAAGACGCGACACCGACACTGACACCACTAGTCTCTTCATTCAAGGAAGACATTATCACACGACGAATAAGCGAACGAATATATGATGCCATAATATAAACAAAAACCTTTCAATTTAAATTCATAAATATACGAAAACGACTTTAAGTCATCTTCATATACTATATATTAAAAGATGCCACGCAAATCCGCGTCTACACCTGCTACTGCGTCCGCTGCAGCGACCGTCCTGGCGACCGTCCCAGCCACTGCCCCCGCCCCCGCCCCCGCCCCCGCCCCCGCCCCCGTAAACAACACCAACGAACTCGACGATGCCGCCCTTAAAAACATCAACTATAAGAATATGCTTCTTACAGGCAACGCAATGTTGAAACCAGATATAGTCACCAATCCGAATATTGACGATATCCTTGAAAACGAGAAGAACGCAAATAAAAGCGACCCCTGGAATAAACTCGACAAATCGGCAAAGGTCAGTAAGCTCAAGGAATTTGCTACACGACACGGTCAAAAAGAAAATCACAGCGAACAAGAAATCACTGCACTTTACCAGTTTCTTGTCAGTGCCCTTGAACAGAAGAAACTGATGCGTGCGAAGGATGTCGTATACGATAAGACCACAGGCACTATCACGAGTATTCCGTGTCTGATTTATCACGCCGGGTTTAAAAAATTCACACTGAAACGATGCGAGAAACGGCAATCCACGCTTAAATCGCTTGCTCCCCCGTCATCCAGTATGTCGAAAAAGAGAAAACACGCCGCGGAAGAATCAGGAGGCGCAAGTTCTGTCACTGATAGTTCTATATAAAGGATTACATTCGTCGTTTTCGTGATTTTTTATGCCGGGTCTTCTTGCCCCGGCCGCCCCGCGCCACCTTGAAACTACACCGAGGCCCACATACCGGCCGAATTAATTTACGCGTAATCTCGTCTTCGTGTTCCAATATAATATCCACCATATTTCGGTAAAACGCTCTAAATTTCCCGCGGGCTTTCCGGAGTTCGGCAAAGGTAAACCATTTAATTTCCGCCTTTTCAAGCAATCCGTTATGCGGGTTCTTCTTTGCGCCTGGCAAGTATTTCTCGAAAAACAGATAGTTATTCAAGTAATATTCTTCTAACTTCTCGTCGTATTCCGTTTTGAATACAATCGTCGTATAACTGTGAAATTTCAGTTCCGCGATTTTGCGTCGAACCGCGACCTTTTTCATCGTCGCTTGTGACCCTAATAATCCATTTAATTCTTCACTGCCTTCTCTCGAAGCAGCGTCTAGTATTGTTTCGTTGGGTTTTGTTCCACCGCCGAAATCTGCCCATCCCGGCGTATCATTGAGTTCATTCTCTCGACCAAACAATAAATACACTTCGCCTTTATGGAGAGCAGCAGGTAATAATCCGGCACCGACCATTTGAATTACTACTATACTCGAATATAATTAAATTGAAGGATAGAATATACTATGTATCAATATAAACGCATTTCTATTGTTTATGTATTTATATGGCCGATGCTAAAGTCAATACTCGCATATATACTACAGGCGACAGACACGCCGCCACGAACGACGCCGCCACGGACGACGCCAACGACGCCGCCAACGACGCCGCTGCCTACCCGACAACATCACCCTATTCCATACTTCCAACCGATGAAGACCGCGAAACCATTATCAACGACGCGCTTGATGAACTGGCCGACATTGCGCGAGAGAATATATTGGAATTCAAACGCGAGGATTTTGACACAGAGGAAGTCGTTGGACAGTGGATTGACAGCTATTTGTGCCGGTTTTTCGCGGAATTCGCTGTCATTGAACCAATGAGGTCAGATTTCTCGACTTCTACCGCTGCTGAAGCAGACGCATTGAACGAAGTTCTTGACGCGTATATTCGCGAGTTATACGATGAAATCGCCGAGAGATTTTATGATGAAATCGCGCCACTTCGTGCAGAGGCAGCCACCGACGCCGACGCCGACGCCGACGCCGCCCACGACGCCACAATGACCGAAAAAATCCGAATATTACAGAAGAAACCGCAACCAGAACAAAGGACACCGGAGTGGTATGCTCGCCGTAATAATTTAATCACGGCAAGTGCCGCGTCGAAAGCATTCGGCACACAAGCATCCATAAATCAACTCATCTATGAAAAGTGTAAAAACTACGACAGCGCGAGCGCGGGGGCAGCAGCAGCAGCGGGCGACGGTGGCAATGAAGAGGCACAAGCACCAACAACGACCGGTTTCGCACTCCAAGGCCCCGTGAATTCGCCTCTTCACTGGGGTCAGAGATATGAACCGGTCACTGTGATGGTCTACGAACACCGGAATAAAACCAAACTCGGTGAATTTGGGTGTATTCAACACGATAAATATCCGTTCATTGGTGCGTCCCCCGATGGAATAAATATCGACCCGGATTCGCCAATCTACGGAAGGATGGTAGAGATTAAGAATATCTTCAATCGAGAGATTACCGGTCATCCAAAAGAAGAATACTGGATACAAACCCAACTTCAAATGGAGGTATGTGACTTGGATGAATGCGACTTCGTTGAAACCCGCTTTAAAGAATTTGAAAGCGAGGAAGAATTCTTGGCGGCACACGGAAATGAAAAAGGTCGTATTCTTTGGTTTCAGTCTGCTCCTGCAGTCACACAATACGGAAATATTGCTACACCGATACAGTTATACGAATATGCTCCAATTGGAATATCAGAGGAAGAATATGAAAAATGGGAGGCGGCAGTATTTGCCAAACACGAACGAGAACGCAATATATGGGTGCGCACGATTTACTGGCGGTTGGATGAATACAGTTGTGTTCTTGTGCGTCGAAACCGTCTCTGGTTCGAAGAAGCGGTGAAAGTGCTTGAAAGTGTATGGCGAACGATTGAACACGAGCGTAAAACTGGATATGACCATCGCGCACCAATGAAACGGAAGAGTCCGCCATCATCGAACACCGGCGGCAGCGGCGGTGGTGGCGGCGGCGGCGGCGGCGGCGGCGGAGACGACCCCGTATATAAAATCATCAAACTGGACACTGCTATTCTTCCCGAGACGAATGACGGAACAACCGGATGCGAAGCCACTGCTACGAATATGGCATCATTGATGACGATGGCGGCGATGACAACCGCTACTGCTCCGTCTAATGCCAGGGCAGGTTATAAAAAATACGCAGCAGCAGCACTCGGCGCACCGAAACGACCGAATGATGTTCTTATCAGCTGTTTCAAAATCGACGACCTTGAAATGGATGAGAATAAACAATAAAACTGATAATTTGTATTATTTTTATTGTTATGAATTATGAA